CCGGGAGTTGGAGTTAATGGTAAGGATTTGGATTAACGAGTTTCAAGGGGCCTACAACGTCTCCTCCAAGATGGATAAACCGCAAATTGTGTCCGCTGCTAAGTCCATTGTTGAGCAATTCTATTTTTTGACGCTCAACGACCTCTCAAAATTTTTCTCAACTGCAACCTCCGGGTTATACGGTCAAGTTTTTAACCGGGTTGACTTGGAGACAATTTGCAGACTCTTGGACAAATATTGCGAGGCCCGGACAATTGCCCGGGAGGATTACGAAAAGGCCCAAAAGCAAAAACACGCGGACAAGCCTTTAACAGACGAG